ATCTCCTAACAATAAATATTGTTACAGGAGGTAAAGACAAATGCTACGCATTAACTTAAATTGGGAACGACCAGAAGTTCCAGAATACGACGAAGAAATCCATAATCCAGAGAAGGTCTTTGCCCTCCTGTGTTATAGAGGTGTATATTATGCAAAATGGGTTTATCTGAATATTTTTATGGAAGGTTCTTCTTGGAATCTAAATAATCCAAGGAAAGATGATACTAGAACTAACACCTAACACACATCCAATATTACACAGTAAGGTCAAAACTTGTAGTGTAAACTTAGACCGTCATTTTGTTGCAAAAACTTTAGTCGAAAATATGCATCATTATGACGGGATAGGTCTTGCTGCCAATCAAATTGGTATGGATATTAGAGCGTTTGCGATGGTAAGAGACTTAGAAAATAATGAAGTTATAGTATGCTTCAATCCTAAGATAGTCAAAAAATATAGTGAAGTTGTAAGTTGTAAAGAGGGGTGCTTATCTTTTCCTGATGAGATTATTAATGTTGACAGACCAGATAAAATTGTTGTAAAATATGAAGATGAAGATAAGAAAGAACATAAAATAAAATTAAGTGGGATGGCAGCAAGAGTTTTTCTACACGAGTTTGACCACTTGGAAGGAATTGTTTTTATGTCACGATCTCCTAACAGTTTGTAAAGAAAAACCCCGACTAGGTATAAATTTTCTAGTAAATAATAATGAAGGGTTGGAGGAAAGAAAATGCACTAAACCTCCTGTATTATGTTTCTTAATTAATGGAGTAAAATGCATAATCTAATACCACGTAGTGAACTAGACTCGTGGCAACACTATAGTAAGTCAAGCGACGAGAAGATCGACGACTACTATGAATGTCTAGTTGAATGCGATTCAAGACAAAACGAATGCAAACGAATATGTAGAGAAATTCTACAATAAATACAGGGGGTCAAGAGACCTCCTTTTTTATTAAATGAAATATCTTACTCATCCTCTGACCGTATGTAATCTAATTATCGTAGGGTCTCTTGTCTTCATCGAAGCATTACATATTAATTTTCATAAGGGGTTGACACAATGCGAAGACCCTGCTATTATAAAAGAGTTGGACGCAACATGGGAGTGACTGAATAAACTTACTGGCAACTGCTGGTTAAGGTGATGAGACACAGGTGGTGCTGCTCCGAAAGGAGAACCGATCAACCAATCGGGTCTCAGGCAATAACGTTTTTACTACTGTAGTAATGCCCGTTATTTGTTGGTATACAGGATTCCAACCTCCCTCCTTTTTATTATGGTTTGTTTTCGTAGGGTGGTATGACCACCCTTTTTTAATGCTATGAAGAAATTTATTTTTGATGTAGACGGGACTTTAACAGAAAGTCGTAAACAAATAGATGAGGAATTTTCTACAGAGTTCCTTAAATTTTGTCATAAGTATGATACTTACTTGGTTACAGGAAGTGATCGTAAAAAAACTATTGATCAGGTAGGATTGGATATTTACAATAGATGTAGGAGAGTTTTTCAATGTTCTGGAGCAGACATATACATCAGAGATAAAAATGTTTACAGATCATCATGGCAACCACCAAGAGATTTAGTTAATTTTCTTAGTGATGAATTAGATTACAGTACGTTTCCATATAAAACAGGTAATCATATCGAACATAGACCTGGTGGAATAAACTTTAGTATTATTGGAAGGGGTGAGAATAGTATGGAACATAGAAAGGATTATGTAAAATGGGATAAAGAACGTGATGAAAGAGTTTTAATTGCAGATAGAATTATAAATCAGTTCCCTCATTTAAATATTCAGATAGGTGGACAAACAGGATTAGATATATCAGATAATGATAAGAGCCAGATATTGAAATTTTTTAGTCCATTTGATGAAATACATTTCTTTGGTGATATGATGAAGCAAGGGCAGAACGATTACCCTTTAGCAGAAGCATTAAGAGAATGGGGCGGTTATCCGCACTGTGTTAAAAACTGGGAGGACACCCGTACAGAACTCAGAAAATATGTGGAGCTTGACACAATCCCAAAGAAAATGTTATACTAAATACCATTACATAGAACAAAGGGATCGAAAGATCGTGCCCCTGCGTAGAATGTAGAATTCCTTGTCGAAGGAATTTCCATCCGCGGGGTTTTTTAGTCCCTTGCGAGATACTTTTAAAACAAATGATCAAATCAACAATCGCTGCAGTAGCAGCATCTCCATTCCTATTCGCTGGTGCAGCTTTTGCTGGTCCATATGTTAATTTGGAAGCAACTGGTTCATATCCTGATGGTGCTTATACATCTGGTGGTCTAGAAGCAGTTATAGGTTATGAAGGAGAAACAACAAACGGAATCGGTTGGTACGTATCTGGTGGTCCTACAGTGACTCACACAGAAGCAACTGATGAGTTCGGAGACGTTGAATTAGTAGGATACCTTGGTGGATCTTACGATAAGTTCTACGGTGAAATCTCTGGAGTAACAGCAGAAGATGACATTGACTGGTCTGCAAAGGCAGGAGTTAAGTTTACATTCTAAGTTAGTAGACAATAAAACATCTAGATGTTATAATTGGGGTGCGACGGCACCCCTTTTTTTATCTAAATACAAATAAAAGGCAAAATGTCTACGAATCGTTTTTACGCGAAAGAAATACAGAATAGGAATTATTTGTCCCCAGTAGGGTTTAAGTTTGCACTGACAAAATACCCTAAAGTTTCTTTCCTATCAAATAGGGCACAAATTCCAAGCATCACTGCAGGAACTGCTATCCAACCATCCTACCTTAAGGATGTTAATGTTCCTGGTGATAAATTACAATATGATGATTTCCAATTAACATTCATTGTGGATGAGAATATGGAAAATTATATGGGTATTCATAATTGGTTAGTTGGATTAACATATCCAGAATCAGTACAGCAATTTACTGATCAGATTGCTGGTGATGTGAAAAATCAATTCAGTGATGGAACGTTACTCATTCTTAATAGTAATTTCCAAACTCAGGCACAGGTTAAGTTTAGAGAGTTATTCCCAATATCACTAACTCCTCTTGAGTTCTTAGCTGATGAAACCGAAACAAACTACTTTACAGCAACAGCATCTTTCAAGTATACTATTTACAATATATTCGCAGCAGACGGTAGAACTCCTTTATGAATCTAAGTGACATTGAAAAGATGTGGGAAAAAGACTCTCACATCGATCCAGATAATTTACATACAGAATCTCAAAATATTCCTTCTCTACATGCGAAGTATCATCAACTTCACAATCAATTTGTGCAACTAAAAATTCAGGCAAAGTCTAATTATGATAATATCTACTTAGAACGTAACCTTTATTATTCAGGGAAGGCAGAACCAGAAGTTTATGAGAATGAACCTTTCCCATATAAAGTTAGAGATAAAGAAGCAATGGACAGATATATGAGGGCAGATGAGAAAGTTTCTCTCGCACAACAGAAACTATCCATATATGATATGATTATTAAATACCTTGAGGATATACTCAAATGTATCCACAATAGGAGTTTTCATATTAACAATGCTATTGAGTGGCATAAATTCCAAGGAGGATTTTGATGACAACTAGTTTAGTTACTGGTGGTGCAGGATTTATAGGATCTAATTTAGTAGACAAACTAATAGAACTTGGACATAAAGTTATCGTTATTGATAATGAATATTCTGATGCCCATGATCATTTTTATTATAATGACAAAGCACATTATGTAAAACAAGATATTTGTAGTTATCAACGCACTAAGATTTTTTATGCTGGTGTGGATTATGTGTTCCACATTGCAGCAGAAGCACGTATCCAACCTGCTGTTGAAAATCCACTTAATGCAGTTAGAATCAATGCCTTAGGTACAGCAACTGTTCTTCAGTGTGCTCGTGAAGCAGGTGTCAAAAAAGTAATGTATTCTTCTACATCTTCTGCATATGGTCTTGCCAATGAATCACCTAATGTAGAAACACAACCTAATGACTGTTTGAATCCATACTCAGTCTCTAAAGTTGCAGGAGAAAATCTATGTAAGATGTATACTGATCTATTTGATCTTCCTACTGTCATCTTCAGATATTTTAATGTATATGGTGAGAGACAGCCATTGAGAGGACAGTATGTACCAGTGGTTGGTATATTTTTAAGACAACTAGCAGCAGGTGAACCACTTACTATTTGTGGTGATGGAGAACAACGTAGGGACTTTGTACATGTCAGTGATGTTTGTAATGCAAATGTAATGGCAGCAATATCAAACCCTGATTGGGATGCTTATGGTCAGATATATAATATTGGTTGTGGTGTAAACTATTCAATCAATCAGATTGCTAATATGATTTCTGATAATCAGGTTAATGTTCCAGGTCGACCTGGTGAGTGTAGAGTTACTCAAGCAAATACTGATAAGGTAAGAAAAACCTTTGGTTGGAAACCACAAGTAGATCTTGAAGAATGGATTGCTGCTAATGTTTTTTGAAAAATTGAGTTTGGTTACGGGTGGGTTTGATCCTATCCACAGTGGACATATAAGATATTTTGAGAGGGCAAAAGATCTTTCAAACTATCTCGTAGTTGGTTTGAATGGAGATCCTTGGTTAAAAAGAAAGAAGGGACAGTATTTTCAATGTTGGACAGAGAGAGCAGAGATTGTCAGGAATTTAAATATGGTTGATGCTGTCATATCTTGGGATGATGCAGATGACAGTGCCTGTGGTGCAATTGAAAAATGTTTAGATATTGCTGATCAGGTTATTTTTTGTAATGGTGGTGATAGAGGTAAAACTAATACACCTGAGTATGATAGATTTAAAGACGATAGTAGAGTTATATTTGAATTTGGTACTGGTGGAGAAGAAAAAATGAATAGTAGTTCATGGATTCTTCACGGGTATTTTGAGAGACAACGCAAGATACTAGGCATATAAGACCCCTCTAAATAACCATAGGTGACACTGGTGAAGATGTCAAACTTGGTTATTAAAAAGAAGAACGAAGTATTTTTAGAGATACATGCCGAACCACACGTTTGTCATGAACTCTCAGATCATTTTACTTTTGAAGTTCCTGGCGCAAAGTTCATGCCACAGTATAGAAGTAAGTACTGGGATGGAAAGATTAGATTATTTGATTCAAGAAAAAATCAGATTTACGTTGGGTTGCTTGATAAACTGGTAAGTTTCTGTAAGAATTATGAATACGAATATGAATTTTTAAATAACAAATACTATGGTACTCCCTTTGAAGTCAATGAGCATATCTCATATGAGGGTGTCAAGGATTACGTAACATCAATATCAAAGTATAAACCTAGAGACTATCAGATTGATGGCATATATGATGCCTTAAAACATAATCGTAAACTATTGATAGCTCCAACTGCTTCAGGAAAGTCGCTGATGATATACGGGATTGTGCGATATTACGTTGAAAAAAACCAAAATACTCTGATTGTTGTTCCAACGACTTCCCTTGTAGAACAAATGTATAAAGACTTTGCGGACTATGGATGGGATGTTGGTTCATATTGTCACAAGATATATGCAGGAAAAGAAAGAGAGACAGACTCTCAGGTCATTATAACCACTTGGCAATCAATTTACAAGTTACCTCGTAAATATTTTGAAAGGTTTTCTGTAGTGGTGGGTGACGAAGCACACCAGTTTAAAAGTAAATCACTGATATCTATAATGACAAAACTTGGAAATGCCAAGTATCGTTATGGTTTTACAGGAACTCTTGATGGTACACAGACCCATAAGTGGGTGTTAGAAGGTCTTTTCGGACCTTCTTATAAAATTATTCGTACTGACGAATTGATGGAGAAAGGATATCTTGCCAACTTAGATATTAAAATTGTTCTACTCAAACATCCTCCTAGAAGATTTGAGAACTTTGAAGAAGAGACACAGTATATTATAAAGCATCAACAAAGAAACAACTTCATTAAAAACCTGACATTAGATCTAAAGGGTAATACTCTGGTTCTTTTCAATAGAGTGGAAGATCATGGTATGCCACTTTACGAACTAATAAATACTAGTGCACGTAATAAAAAAGTCTTCTTCATCTACGGCGGTGTAAATGTAGAAGATCGTGAGGAAGTAAGAGCAATTGCAGAGAAAGAAAACAATGCTATAATAGTTGCTTCTTATGGTACATTTTCAACTGGTATCAATATAAAAAACCTACACAATATAGTGTTTGCTTCTCCTAGTAAGTCTAGAATCAGAAACCTTCAATCAATCGGAAGGGTGCTAAGGAAAGGAGATAACAAAACCAAGGCAACACTTTATGATCTGGCAGACGACATCAGTTACAAATCAAGAAAAAATTATACACTCAATCACATGATTGAAAGAGTTAAGATCTACTCAGAAGAGAATTTTAACTATGATATAGTAAACGTTACTTTAAAAAATTAATGGATGACACTTATTACGCACTTATAAAACTAACGACTGGCGAGGAAATTATCTCTGAGATCTTCACGGATGATAATGAAGAAGACCCAATTATTGCACTAGGGTCTCCTGTGACAATTGAAATTACAGCAAGATCAAACCATAATGTTTTGAAATTTGAACCTTGGGTAAAGGTTTCATTTGAAGAAACACTCTTTATAAGACTAAGTAATGTCATCACTATGACTGAATTACCTGAAACAAATTATTATGTACAGTGCTACCAAGAATATGTCAGGGCGGGTTTTCAAGATATAACACAACAGAATGGAAAGGGTGTCAAACTCAATAGGACAATGGGTTCTCTCGGCACAGTAGATGATGCTAGAAAGATCCTAGAGAAATGTTTAAGACTTAAATTAGATACTTAATATTTCCCTTTGAACCTCCACAAGGTTATTGTACATACATTAAGCACACTTGTCAAGCTTAGCACAAGGTGTTATAATATAATGAAAGAAAAGTAAGTAATGCCCAAAGCTAGATCTGAACATTATGTGAACAATAAAGAACTTTTACATGCTCTAATTGTTTACAAAAACAAAGTAAAAGAAGCACAAGAGAACGAGCAACCTAAACCTCGTATCACGAACTATCTTGGTGAGTGCTTTTTGAAGATAGCAACACACTTGTCATATAAACCAAACTTCGTTAACTATATGTTCCGTGAAGATATGATATCTGATGGAATTGAAAACTGTGTCCAGTACATTAATAACTTTGATCCAAATAAATCAACCAACCCATTTGCTTACTTTACTCAGATCATTCATTACGCTTTTCTAAGAAGGATTCAAAAAGAGAAAAAGCAGATGGATATTAAGAATAAGATTCTAGAGAAGACTGGTTACGACGAAGTTTTCAATGTTGATGATAATGTTTTGAGCAACAGTAAAAGTGATTATAATTCAATTAAAGATAATGTACAGTATAGATTGAAAAAATGAACACTGAGTTTAACAAAATTAAAATTGCTGTAATCGGATCAGGAACAGCAGGTTCTCTTCAAATTCTTCAGTTCTCTCATAAATTAAACTTTGATTATTTTGAGGTTGATTGGATCTATGATCCAGATACTCCTATCTTTGGAATTGGAGAAGCAACCACACCTCACATTCCTGACATATTTGCAAAAGCAAAATTTACTACTGATACAATTAGTGTTAATTTAAAAGGTACTATTAAACATGGAGTAAGGTTTTTTAATTGGGGGAAGAAAAATAAAAAATTTATACATGACTTTGGGACTGGTACATATGGTGTTCATATGGATACAAGTGCTTTAAGTGAGTTTACATTAAAGAATATAGAAAACGTCCAAGGAACTAATATTAAAGTTGTTCCTGAAAAAGTAGAAACTATTGAATCTTTACCTAGTGGATGTGTTGTCAATGGACGTAATTATAATTTTGTCGTCGATTGTAGTGGCAATGAACCTTTATTATACAAAGAAGAGTACATAGATTCTGAGTTCCCTACTGTTGATTCAGCAGTTATCTACAGGAGAAAATCACCTGGTACATGGAATCATACTGTTCACTTTGCTCATGAACATGGGTGGATGTTTGGTATTCCTTTGAGAGATCGTCAAACTTGGGGATATACTTTTAGTAGTAAATTTACCACAGAAGAAGAAGCAAGAGAAGGATTACAAAAATTGATTCCAAATGAAGATGTCTCTATGGCAAGATACATTACTTGGAAACCTAGGTTTGCATCTTTTTTAATTGATGATAATGGTGTTTATGCTAGAAATGGAAATGCTGCAGGATTCATGGAACCTCTGCAAAGTCTTTCTGGTCTTCATACAGAACAAATTACTTCAATCTTGGTTGACTATGTAAATGATGATGTATCTAAGCAATTAGGGAATGAAGCAATTATCGCTTCTGAAAGAGAATGGTTAGAAGGTTTAGCATATCATTATCAAATGGGATCTGCTTTTGATAGTCCATTCTGGAATGATGTTGCAGAGAGAGCAAAAGAGTTCTTAAAATCTAAACAGTGTTCTGAAAAGGACATTGAGGATATCGAAAAAGAAAATCCTAAAGATATTGAAAGACTTGCATTGGGTTGCTTTGCATGCCATGATTTGGTACAATTATCTCATGGTCTAGACACTCCTACTAAAGATATTCTTGGGAAGTGGAAATTTGCTAATTTGGATTCTTATGGTACAGATGCATTCTGGGGTGCTCAAGATAGTATTGAGGATTATTTAAAATGAGAGTAGCGGTAATTACCGATCAACACTTTGGTGCTCGTAAGAGTTCTCAAACTTTCCATAATTATTTTCTGGATTTTTATAATGAAGTTTTCTTCCCAACACTAGAGAAACTTAAGATTACAACACTCATTGACATGGGCGATACCTTTGACAATCGCCGTGGTATTGATTTCTGGGCACTTGATTGGGCAAAGAAACATTATTATGATCGTCTTGCTGAGATGGGAATTGAAGTACATACGATTGTTGGTAATCATACTGCGTATTATAAAAATACAAACAACTTAACAAGTGTCGGATTATTTTTAAGGGAGTATGACAATGTAAAAATTTATCCAAATCCCCAAGAAGTAAGTATTGGTGGTCGTGATATCTTATTCTTACCTTGGATTAATAAGGAAAATGAAAAAGAAAGTTTAGAATGTATTAAGAAGACATCATCCAAACTTGCAATGGGTCACCTTGAACTCAAAGGATTTAAGGTTAATCATCATGTTATTATGGAGCATGGTAGTATAGACGTTAACATTCTTGACAAGTTTGATAAAGTATTCTCTGGACATTTTCATACAAGATCAAATAATGGAACTGTCTACTACCTAGGCAACCCTTATGAGATCTATTGGAATGACGTAAATGATGATCGTGGTTTCCATATACTGGATTTAGATACCCTAGAAACTACTGCTATCAATAATCCTTTTTCAATATACAAACACATCTATTACGAAGATACCCCTAGACAAACTTTTAACTTTAGCAAATATCAAAATAAAATTGTTAAAGTTATTGTCAGAAAGAAGAGTAGTGAAAAAGACTTTGAAAAGTTTATCGACAAACTGCTCTCAGTAAATGTTTATGATCTTAAGGTTGTTGAAAACTTTGAGATGATAGATGCCGAGAACATCCAGATTGAAGAATCTGAAAATACTATTTCTATTCTTAGTAAGTATATCGAAGAGTCTGAAGGTGATTTTGATAAGTCTAACCTTAAGAAACTTATTAATGAGATATATAATGAAGCATGCGAAATAGCCTAAATGTTCCTTTTGGTCAACCAAGAAGAAACCGCCGTCGATAACGGGGCTTATTGTGTCTTCGATAAATCAGGAAAGAAAGTATTATTTCTTTTTGAAGAGGTTGACGACGCACAAAGATATGCTATAATGTTAAATGACTTTGCAGATACTGAAGTAGAACCAATTGAAATAGACGAAGAACCTGCTATAAAAGCTTGTGAGCATCATGGTTACAAGTACACTATTATATCTCCCAATGACATTGTGATCCTTCCCTCTCATTATGATAACGTTTCAAAAGATTAAATGGAAAAACTTTCTCTCTACTGGAAATCAATTTACTGAAATAAATTTTCAAAAAAGTGATACCACTTTAATTGTTGGTACAAATGGTGCAGGTAAGTCCACTGTTTTGGATGCACTTTGTTTTGGTCTCTTTAATAAACCATTCAGAAAGATCTATAAATCTCAATTAGTTAATACAATTAATGAAAAAGATTGTATGGTTGAGGTTGAGTTTTCTATTGGAAGTAGAGAGTACCTTGTCAGAAGGGGAATGAAACCTTCTGTCTTTGAGATACACCAGAACGGTAAATGTTTAGATCAACTTGCAAACGCAGTAGATCAACAAAAGTATCTGGAACAAAATATTTTAAAACTTAACTTTAAGTCTTTTACTCAGATAGTCATTCTAGGTAGTAGTTCTTTCGTTCCTTTTATGCAATTGAATGCACCAGGACGTAGAGAAGTCATTGAAGATATCCTTGACATTAAAATCTTTTCTTCAATGAATGAAGTGGTTAAAACTAAACTTAGAGGTATTAGAGAAAATGTTAAAGTCCTTGATCTTAAGAAAGAGAATCTTACTGATAAAATCTCTATGCAGAAAAACTTTATCAAGGAACTTGAGGAACAGGGACAAGAAAGAATTAAGAAAAAGAAGAATACTCTTAAGGAATTAGTCGTTGAGAATGAGGAGTTGTTAGAAAGTAACGAGGTTAAAAATAAAGAATTGTTAACAATTTCTAACAAGATGACAGATGTATCAAATGCAACAACGAACCTCAAGAAGCTAGGTACTCTGAAAGGTCGGGTATCTAATAAAGTATCAACCGCAACCACTGACCTCAAGTTTTTTAAAGAAAATACGGTTTGCCCAACCTGTACTCAGGACATAGAAGAAGAGTTTAGATTAAATAGAATTGTTGATGCTCAAACTAAACTAGATGAGTTATCCAATGGTCTTGATGATCTACTGGAAACCATAAAAACCGAAGAAGACAGAGAGCGTCAGTTTAATGAACTATCAAAGGAGGTAACTAGACTCACACATGAAATTTCTAACAATAATATTAGAATATCTGGGATTCATAAACAATCCAAGAATCTGGGAAACGAAATTCAAACTATTACCAGTAACTTACAGAACAAAAATTCTGAACATGAGAAATTAGAAACTTTTAAGCAAGATCTAGAGTCTTCTTACAATAAAATAACAGAACAAAAAACTAAAGAACGTGATTATGACTTCGTGTATTCCCTTCTTAAGGATGGTGGTGTAAAAACAAAGATCATCAAAAAGTATCTGCCACTTATTAATCAGCAGATCAATAGGTATCTACAGATGATGGACTTTTACATCAATTTCACCCTTGACGAGGAATTTAACGAGAGCGTAAAGTCTCCCATCCATGAGGACTTTTCATACGCTTCATTTTCTGAAGGTGAGAAAATGCGAATCGACTTAGCACTACTTTTTACATGGAGGGAGGTAGCACGATTTAAAAACTCAACTAACACAAATCTACTAATCATGGACGAGGTGTTTGACAGTTCACTGGATACTTTCGGTACAGATGAGTTTATGAAAATCATTAGATACGTTCTTAAAGGAGCAAACATTTTCATCATCTCACACAAAACTGAACTACTTGACAAATTTTCAGCAACAATTAAATTTGAAAAGATCAAGGGATTCAGTCACCTACTATAATGAAACTTCCAAACTGGCAACACCACTCCAAAAAAGAAAAGAAACGACACCTAAAGCCACAGGCATTGCGTCAAGCAAGGAAGCGACGTGGACAGTTAATAAAGTGTCTACTAAACCGTCCTAAGGGGCGGTTTTCTCGTTATTATAGGTATATACGAAACGAAAACTATGTACGCATTTAATGAAGTTAAGGGACATCTTGCAAGACTCCTAGCAACAGAGAACCTTATTGTAGAAAACCGTGCAGTAGAAACTGCATCATTCAACGTTGAAACTCGTACCCTTGTTTTACCACTCTGGGAAAAGGCAGAAGATATTGTATATGATCTACTAGTATCTCATGAGGTTGGACATGCTCTATACACTCCACAAGAAGAGTGGAAGAGAACCTATCCAAATCTTCCACAGTCTTATGTAAACATCACTGAGGATGCCCGTGTTGAGAAGTTAATGAAGAGAAGATATGCAGGTCTTACTAAAACATTCTTCAATGGTTACAAGTCACTTCATAAGCAAGACTTCTTTGAACTTAAAGAAGATGACTTAAGTACTTACACTTTTATTGACCGTATCAATCTATATTTCAAGGTTGGTAACTTTGTTACTCTTCCCTTCAGTAAAGAAGAAAAACCATTCGTTGAGAAAGTACGTGACGCAGAAACTTTTGATGATGCACTTAAAGTTGCTGATGAAATCTTCCAGTATGTAAAAGAAGAGAACGAAAGAAAGCAAAAGATGTTACAGGATTTACCTACTCCTGATAAAGGTGAAGAGTTTGAAGGAGGATCTACTCCTACAGAATCATCTGATGATCAACCTAATTCTGAAGATCAACCTGATCAACTAGAAGTTGAATCAAAGAAACAAGATCCAGATGCAGAGAAGTCAGAATCTGAATCTAAAGTAACCAAGAGTGAGAAGAGTGGTGGTTTCTATGGTGAGCAAGAAGTAAGAACTGATGATATCTTTAATAAGAATGTCTCAGAACTTAACAACGCACAGGACACCAGATCTCCTATCTACATGGAGTTACCTAAAATCAATATTGATAATGTTGTAATTTCTAACGAAGAGATATACAATACAATAAATGATTACTGGACAGAAGAAACAAGACGTATTAGTGAGTCTAACCCTAGTCTAGGAGCAAAACTTTTCTCAGATGTAGATGGAGATTTTGCAAAGTTTAAAAAGTCTGCACAAAAGGAGGTAAGTTATCTTGTCAAAGAATTCGAGTGTAAGAAATCTGCTGACGCATATGCCCGTGCTACTACTAGTCGTACTGGTGTGCTCGATACAGCTTTATTACACACTTACAAATATAATGAAGACGTGTTCAAAAAAGTAACAGTACTTCCAGATGGTAAGAATCATGGATTGATATTTGTAGTTGATTGGTCTGGTTCTATGGCATCTCAATTACTAGAAACTTTGAAGCAGATGTACAATCTCCTTTGGTTCTGTAAGAAATGTCAAATTCCTTTTGATGTTTATGCCTTTACTAATGAGTACAAACTCAGAACTCGTACTATGGAAGAAGTCAAGAATAAGTGGAATGTTGATGAGGTAAAAACAAATCAATTCAATATTCCTGAAGAGTTTAGTATGCTCAACTTGTTCACTAGTAAAGTAAGAACTGCTGAACTTAATGAACAGATGAAATTAATTTTCCGTATTGCTTCTGGATTCTCTCATAATTTCTATGATGTACATTACAGTTATCCTTATGCTCTTGGATTATCAGGAACACCTTTGAATGAAGCACTAGTATGTCTTGATGCAATTATTCCTCAGTTCAAACAGCAAAACAAGATTCAGAAAGTTCACTGCATAGTTCTTACTGATGGAGAAGCACAATGCAGTAAAATAAATTCTCTTGTTAAGAGACCTTGGAGCGATGAATCACACATGGGTACTCGTGGTATTGGTGAAAGAATGATTCTTCGTAATCGTAAGAATGGACATTCTTATGCCTTTCCAAGTTGGTGGGGAAATCATACAAAGTGTTTCAACCGCTATATCAATGATCAATTCCCAGAAGTAAACTTGATTGGTATTCGTGTTTGTGCTACTCGTGACTTTGCCTCTTTCCTTCGTGATGGATGTGACCCTAACAAATATGAGGACATCTTAAATGATTGGAGAAAGAATCGTGCTGTTTCTTTCGATGCATATGGTTACAACAGACAGTTTGCTATCGCATCAAGTGCTTTGAGTAATGATACAGAGTTTGAAGTTAAGGAAGATGCAACCAAGGCACAGATCAAGAGAGCATTTACTAAGTCACTTAAAACTAAGAAGATGAACAAAAAGATTCTCTCAGAATTTATCTCAATGGTCGCCTAAATAAATTGTAATAATTTAACATTATGGCAACTATCTGGAGTGTTGATGAACTAGTAGAAGCATCTGCTATCAATCCTATTGAAGAAATAGATAAAAAATATTACGAATACGGACCAGGATTTGGATACTATATTCTCAGCAATGTCTATAAGAACTTTGAGATGTTTAGAGAAGTAGTCCGATCCTGTCCAGTATATCCAAATATCATGAGTAAACTTAATCCGTTTTTTACGGGTCAAGTTCCTGATCCATTAGTTTCAAAATTAAGAGATACATTATCTACGGAGAAGTGGCACACCCCAGTTTCTTCGTATATTAATTACTATCATCATTCAATTATTAATGCAACCAAAGCACAAGCATTTCCTCATAGTGACAGTTTTGAAGGTAGTGGTAGAGTTCTAGTTTGTAATGGTTGGTTATCTGAACATAACCCTAAGAACAAAACTTGTTTCTATTACAATAAGAAAACTGGAAAATATACTTGGACAGAAAGGGAGTATAGTGCTGCGGTTCCTAATTGGAGAAGAAGAGCAGATAATAAATTTAGAAACTTTGTTGAGGATGATACACTGGTAAAGGTGGCAGAAGCACCAACAATACCAGGTACATTCAGCATATATTATAGTGATCAGATCCATGCACCACATGTTGATTATGATGCAAAAGAAGAAAGACACTCTTATGTTTTGATGTTTGGAGATAATGCATACATGCAACAAGGTGGTGGTGACGATATGGACGCACTAAAACCACCTAATTCATTGTCAGGTATGCTACTCTGACCAGTTGAAATAGTGTCCACTATCTATTGAAAACTGACATAAAATCGATTATTATAATAATATAAATCAATTAACTACATCATGACTGCCCCATTTGAATTAAA